CTGCTCGCGCGCCTGGTTCAGCAGCGCCGTCATCGTCAACAGCGCATCGACCAATTCGTCTCGTGTCAATGCGTGGAGGGGCTTGCCCTTCCAGAATCCAATCTTCTCGCTCATGCGGCGCCGCTCTCGAGTTTGGCCAGCCGTTCGGCTTCTCTGACCAGCATCTTCCTGGCCACGACGTTGACGTGTAGATCGTAGCGGGTGGCGATTCTGCACAGCCACGCGTAGGTGTAGGGCGGCAGCTTCAGGCGCATGTCCACTTCGGCCTTGTCTGGGCCGAGCGGCGGTCTACCGAACTGTTTCTGCTCGTTCATCGCCATGCACGCGCGTAATCAGTCAGTCTTGCTCATACGAAAGCCAGAGAACCGATCCGTCATATCGACCCACACATAACGCCCGCTGTCAACGCTCGCATTGAACTCGCGGAGAGCATTGCGCCGCAGCCAAAACGAGTGATGCTCCCCGCTGTTCCAGTTCTCCATTAAGTTGAGGTCGTAGCGCCTACAGGTTGTAGCCGGGTTGATCGCGTCCAGAACTGCAGAGAGTTTCCACATCTACCAGCGCCTCCTTTGCCAAGACGTATCGTTGACTACCGTCGCTACAGCCTGCGTGCGCTCCAGCATTAACTCCGTCAGCGCCCACACCAGCGCATCCAGTCGATCCGGTGATTTCTCGCTGCCGTTCGCATCCCACGTACAAAGCTGGTCTTCCATCTCGGGAAAGCCCTTGACGTGGTGAATCTTGCCCTGCTCATACAACGCCGCGACGGGTTCCGCTCGGGTTCGCTTGCCGCGGCTCGCGTGGACTTCCTTGAAGCTCACATGCTTGCCCGCAATCCGCAGCGTGTAGCCCACCATATCGCCGCCGTTGTTGGTCTCCGCCACGATGCGATCGGCGTTGTGCTTGTGATAGAGCTCCACCGCTTTGCGCGCCCACTGGTCTGGCGTGTAGCGCCCGCTCGCATCGTCCAGCACGTACCCGTGGTCGTCTGTTCCGACACCGCAGACCACAATGCCGGTCTCATCGCTCTGCTCGGTTGCCGTCACCGCCGGATCAATCGCGACCACGACGCGCTTCATGGCTGGTAAGACTCTCTGTTCCAGTGCAGAGTCAATCATCTGCCGCGTCCAGAGCGCGCCTTCGACATCCTCGAGCAGTTGCCCGTAGACTTCTTGCCGTCCTAACCGTGTCTTCTCGAGCGGCGCGATGACCTGCTGGAACCATTCGTCAGACAGGTTGCTGCGGTTCTCAAAGCTCGAGCCGTCCACCACCACAACGCCCGGCCGCTTCACGAGCTGGCGAATCAGCGGCACCGCTCTGGGCGTGGTCGTAATCACGCAGCGCGGCGTCCCGATTCTGAGGCCCAGCATCAGGTTGTCGAACGCGGTCCCGCCTTCCTGGTCTACCTTCCGAAGATTCTGCCACTTCGCGAGCTCGTCACACCACGCCGTGTCGTGCTGCGGGCCTCGCAAGAGTTCAGGCGCTTCAGCCGCATAGAGATGCGCCACGGCGTCTTCCCACGGGCCGCCTTTCGGCCAGACCACCCGAGACTTCGAGGGTTCGTACTTTGGGCGGGACCACGGCGGCGACAGCGCAATAATCCCGTCTGGCCCTTCGACCATGACATCCCGCGTGTCTCGCGCCGTATCGTTCACCAGCGCGATCCGCTTGCCGATGCCCGATTCAACCCGATGCCGAATCCACTCAGCGCCCGCTCGCGTCTTGCCCCAGCCGCGGCCAGGCTTGGCGAGCCAGACAAACCAATCCGAATCATCATCAGGCGGCAGTTGAGATGGCCGCGCCCAAAAACGCCGCCATTCGTACTGGAGGCTGAGCGCTTCCTGATCACTCAGGCTGCTCAGCCACGCCTGCCGGTCGGATGCGCTCTGCGAGGCGAGCAATTCGGCTGGCGAGCGATTCGCGGACGTGATTGACATCAACCCCTAGCTGCCCTTCGACCTGCAGCGTATCTTTCGGCTTGCCTTTGGCGTAGTGCCAGATCAAGGCCTCAATCGCAGGCGGCAGCTTCCCGGCAATCAACCGCGCTTCCAGCCGCTCCAGATAGCGCGGGTTGTCCACCATGCGCTGGCAGACTTCCTTCGCCTCTTGGCTGGCTTTGTTGGGAATCCCTGGTTTGCGGCCTGGGCCGCCCTTCAGGAGCCCGCTGGTGTTTCTCGGCACGGCTCTACCCGATTACTCTTTTCGTAAATGGAACAGCAGCGACATAGCCCTCGCACTCTTCCCACGCAGCGAAAAGCTCACGAGGCGCTGACTTCCCATACCGCCGCGCAGCCCACACAGCTTGGTGCGCTGCCCTACAGTCCTCGACAGTGAACTCATGCCGCTTGCCAGTCCCAATGACGGCCGTTCCGCGAAGCGATGGCAGCCAGCGCTGCGCGATCCAATGAATAAGCTGCGATCGCGTCGCCCCTGTTCGTCGCCGCAATTCTCCGTGTGTCACTGCACTGGCTCTTTTCCTAAGTCGATCACGACGTAAAAGCTGCGGTCCTGCAGCTTCGGGTACAGCTCCATCACGCGCTGGGCCTCTGACGCGGGAATCGCCAGTTTCAAGGTCGCTTCGCCTTCGTTGTCCACTGTCAGCACGCCACGCCCTTGCGCTAAGGCCGCGATGAACGCGAGCGCGTCAGCAGTTGATGCGTTTGCCTTCGCCACCACACACCAGACAGCGCCTCACCAGCGCGAGATCGAACACGTGCCCACACCTATAACAACAGGCCGGCGTGATCATCGCGGCGCCGGCTGCGTCGTCACAAACACATCCACCGAGCGCGTCAACGTCTGCGCGGGTGTTTCGTTGGTCACAATCGTGTTGTCCCAGCGATAGAGATCGCCATCGCTCACATTCGTGGAAATCAGCCGCGCCTGCGTCGTCCGCTCGTCGTCGCCAATCGCTTCGCTGTCGGTGGTCAGCGCCGTATCGCCAGACTGCTTCACCGCCGTGATGCTGTGCGAGCTGGAAATAATCGTCACGCCCGTTCGCAGAGCGTTGGTGTCCCAATCCATCGTCCACACCTGCTGATTGTCTGGACGCAGAAAGATGGGATGGCCTTCTCGGATTGTGAAACTCATGCCAGCGTCACCGTGTCAGGAATGGCGTGCAACCGTATCGTGCCTGAAACCGCATCGACCACCACCGTATCAATCACCGCGTTCAGAATGACAATCCCATCCGGCGTGACCTCTGCTTGCCCAGCGAGAACCACCGTTGGCACAGATCCGGCCCATGTCAGGGTCGCGCCGGCAATCGCCGTGACGCTGTCCGTGCGCAACGATGGCAGCTGACCACTGAGACTCAGCGCCTGCTGTGCCGGGAACAGCGTCCCTGCTGGAACAATGGCCGCGCCGCTGAACGCCAGCGTGCCGGTTCCGATCGCAATCGTGACCGTGCCGCCCGTCGTGGGCTGCTGTCCGCTCAGCGCCAGACTCTGCGCGCCAATCGGCAGGGTCAGCGAAAGAACTGGCGTCGTCCCGGTGAGACTCAGCGTGGCTTGCGCGGGAATTCGTACCCCAGCACCCACCAACACCGGGGCATAGCCCGTCAGCGTGAGTTGGCCCGCACCAATGCTCGAGACGAGCGCGAGCCGCACCGCGGGGGCCTGTCCGGTGAAGGCGAGTGCACCAGCGCCAACCGTGAGGCTGCGATCTAGAACAGATGTCGTGCCGGTGAGCGTGAGACTGCCGGCGCCAATCGCGACCGTGCTTGTCCCACCAATGACCAGGCTCTGACCTGTCAGCGTCAGGGTAGCCGCCGCTGGTTGGCGGAGCGTCCCGGTAAAGACCGTGGGTGCGAGGCCGGTAAACGTCAGGGCGCCCGGATCAGGGCCTTTGAACTGAATCGCGACAAACGTGCCGTTGATCGCGAGACTGCCCGCAGGCACTGCAATCGGATGATCCTGCGTAATCGAGGGCGCAAGACTAGAGAACGCCAGCGCGGCCTGGGCGGGCGTGAGCCGGATGAACTCGAGCAGCGCGGGTGCCTGCCCCGCGATCGTCAGGCTTCCAGCGTCAACCTCAATCGCGCCCGAACCGACCAGCGAGAGGGTGGTCCCGTCAAGGGTGAGCGTCCCCGCCCCAATCGTCAGCCGAACATCGATGGAGGCGGTCGGGGCCTGTCCATTCAGCGTGAGAGTGCCTACGCCAATGGCTCGCCCGATATCGAACGTGAGACTCGGCGCATAGCCGACAGCCGTCAGGCTGCCTACACCAATCGCGATGCCCGTATCCGTGCCACTGGCAGGGCGTTGCGGTCCCTTGAAGACCAGCGATCCCGATCCAATCGCGATCGTCGGACCAACGACGAAGGCCGGCGTTTGGCCCGTGGCTGTGAGCGTGGCCGCCCCAATCGCAACACTGGTCCCGATCGAGAGTGTGGGACCACTGACCGCCAGCGCACCTGCGGCAGGGGAGAGCGTGACGCTGCTGAAGGTGGCCGGCGTCTGCCCTGCCAGGGTCAGCGCTCCCGCACCAACGCCAAGGAACAGATCGGTGCGAAGGGTCGGTGTCTGGCCTGTGGCGGTGAGCGTTCCGAGACCCACCGGCAGCGTGTGGGCGAGAGTCGGCGTGAGGCCAGATGCCGTCAGTGACCCGAGACCAACCGCAATGCCGCTGTTGGCGCTCGGCGTGCGCCCGGTAAACGTAAACGAGCCGAGGCCAACGGGGATCGTGACGCTCGTGGACGGCCGCGCGGGGCCTTTGAAGACCAGCGTGGCATTCGCAATCGGGATGTTCGGCCCGATGTTGACGTTGGGCGCCTGACTCGCAAACGCGACATTGGCCGCGCCGAGTCCCAACGCCAACGCCAACGCCGGCGCCAATCCTGCCGCGGTCAGCGTGCCCGCACCAATCGATCGCGTGACCGCCGTGGATTCCCGAACGGCTAGATGGACGGCCGCCCGATCATCGGACGTGCCCGAGGACATGCCGACCGACCGTGCGCCTTGCCCGGCCGTCGTTTCTCGTACGGTGACGTCACACTGGGCGCCAATGTCGCGCGAGAACAGCAGCGTGCTATTCGCTCCCGCGGTGGGCGGTGTTTGATGGCCGAAGAACCCGCCGGCAAACCGGACGCTATTGGTGCCCGGCGATCCGTCTGTGACGCTTTGCTGCGCGACCGTGCCGTCGTCTTGCAACAGCACGATCCCCGGCGTATAGACTTCCGTATCCACCGAGGCGGTGACGGTGATCGCCGCCGCGTCCATGACGTTCGCGTTGTTGTTGCGATTGACGACAACCGTTTGCGCGCCGGTTGGCACGCCTGTGCCGAGGAAGAACGTGGCACAGCGTCCGGGTTCACCCGCGGCATCAGACGCGACGCCGCCTGAGACCGCCGACAGGGTGACCCCGCCATAGGTGACGCTGGTCACGTCGCCTGCGGCGTTGTCTAGGTTGTAGACGAAGACGAGGACCCCACGCGGCGTGCCACTCGGCGTGTGCGTCCAGCTAAAGGACGCGACACTCGCCGCCGTGCCACTGGGTTGACTCGCCGCGTCGAAGGCTACGGCCATGCGTTAGGAGGGCACCGCCATCAATCCACCAACCGGGACACCAACCTGCACCGGACCGCGCACCGTGACCGGCGGCAACGGCACATCCACCTTGGAGCCTTCGACCATCCACACGGGGCCGATCCAGGTGAACGTAAAGACCTGCCCGACCTGCACGGGGGTGGGTTGCATTTCGGGTCCGACACGCGCGACATCCAGATCCGCCCAATGGATTGAGAGTTGTGACGCGATGCCATCGCGCTCGATGACAAATCGCGTCGGGCCGATGGGATGAAACGGCGTGGAGCGTGGACGGCCTTGCGGCTTCGATTCCGCCAAGACTTCCGTCCACGCCAACAGATCGCCGTCGGCCGAGAGCAAACGGACAATGAACCGTGCGGTCATGAAACTTTCATCTCACCTCGGGTAACACTCTTACCAAGGTCACGCCAAGGTCAAGGCGCCGGCCGAATTTATTTGGAGTGTGAGCGTGTTCCCGCTCGCAAGCGTGAACTGCGAACTCGTGAGTTGCGAGCGGCACAGAAGTTTCCCGGACGCTCCGCCAGACACGTTCGAAATGACGGCGAACTTGATGTTGGCGATCGATCCACCAGTGCCTGTCCACACGACGTCGTCAAAATCGAATTTGTATTGACCTGCTGACGCACCAACGGTCCAGACAATGGACGTCAGCGACTTGCCGCTGGAGCTGTAGCCATTGGCCTCCGTGCACTCATTCGTGAGTTCCGAATAGATGCTCAGCGTTGCTGTATTGGCATTGCTCGCGCTCGTATGGAGCGTCATGCGCTTCGCCGTGCTCAAGTTGAGCGTGGCGTTGCCAATGTACTTTTTTGCTTCGTTGTAGCTTGCTGTTACTTGTGGACCGGAAGTTCCGGCGCCGAGATCGTTTCCGTCTCGGTCCGCATATTCCTATGCGGGTCGGACTGTCGCATCCACCTTGCGGTGGCCCTCTCACTCAGTCTCTGCTGCTGCACGGCGCCGCGCCTGCTTGCAGAGGGTTGGCCGGTCTGGCTGTTCCCCATTAATCAGAGAGGGTTTTAAGACCGCCTAGAACTTAACGGTCCAAGCGCCTGCTGCCATCGTCCCTACTCCTTAAATAATGTTCACCCTTGACAACGAGCGGCGCTCTCGCCGCCATCTTCTCCAGCGCCTCAATCTGCGGTCGCTGAAGAATCGCTACGGGCACCTGCGGATGCGCTTCAAACATACGGCTCATCACCGTCGCGCTATCCGGCCCGTAATAGCCCTTCACCTCGACGTACATGCCTTCGTCTGGCAAGTAGAAGTCGGGGAGATATGTCATCGATCCGCCGAGATCAAACCGTTGCGGCTCGAACTCCCAACGGATTCCCAGACGATCAAACGCCTGCGCCACCCGCAGCTCATATGAGGAGCGGAATGGCGTGTCGCGGTAGTAGAACCGCTTGAGCGGAAACGCTGCTGGCTTGCCCTTGAGCGAGGCGGATTGGCGCGCCTTCGTCTCTGCCGACAAGGGTCCGCGCGTGCGACCCAGCCAATACCTCATCGGGTTCCGCAATTTCGCCAGACGCAACTTCGCGCGATGCGCCGCAGACAAGGCACGACCACGACGGATGTCCAATGACTTCTGGTGGTCTTCCGCCGTGAACGCCCTCCGATCCTGTCGGAGCTTCGCGGACGCGCTCATCTTGGCGCGCGTCTCCGCGCTCGGCGTCCAGCCCTTTCGGGCTGCGCTCATTTTCGCCCGCACGTCGGGCGGGGTCACTTCACCCTTGCGCGCCATCACCGTTCACCGCTGACCACTCCACGTTGGCGCTCGCGCTCAGCGCGTAGGCCAAGAGTCCGTCGCCATGTACGCGGATCTTGAACTTGTCCCCATACAGGCGAATCGTTTGTAAGAAACATTCCAACTGCTTCACATGCCACCCAGCACACACAAAGTTCCGCGCGAGCTCAGGATGACCTGTCGGCTGCACCGTGAACACGGCAGGTTTGTCGCCGTCGTTTTCTGGCTGCGCATAGGCGTGATGCTTCGTGCCCATGAAGCAGCTATCCACGCCGAACAAATCAAAGCGGACGTACCCGATGAGACGCAGCAGGAGCAGCGCGCGCACGATGACGGTCGTGCCGCCGGGCATCTGCGCCCAGCGCCCGCAGTAGTACGCATCGAGGAGTTCGCGATGCGGACTGTCCGCGCCGGCGGCATGCCAGATCCACACATCGTGGCGTCCTTCCACGGCGGTCCAGGTATCCCGATGGCACTGACTCGCGACCAGATACCGGCACTGCGGAATCGCGGGGTTCACAAACCGCGCATTCTCCGCGCGGGCATCGAGGACAATCTGCGCCGAGGGTCGGATGTTGTGCTCGAGACACCACCGATACGCGCCGTTCACCGTGACGACTTTTGCGCCCGAGAAATACAAGTCCTTCAATTCGTCAAACGTGTCTTCGAGCGATGGCCCACCACCCACGAGGCAGACGCGATCCATCTGCACGCCTTGCGGCTTGATCTGCGGATACCCCAGGCGAATGCTGTGCGCGATGTGCTCCCGAATGACATCATCCGTGGTGTTGATCGAGCCTTGAATCTCCAGGCCTTCAATCACTTTCAGCAGATCCGCCGATTCCGCTGTGGTCAGCGTCTCCGTCATCGCGCCACCAGAAACAGTGCGGAGTCCAGCAGATCCCGCGCCTCGAGCACGGTGCCGAGTTCTTTCAGGTTATCGCGCCACCACGCAAACGGCTGCACCGTCTTATGGAGCGCTTCGCCCACCCAGATCCCGTTCACATCCGGGACCAGGGAGATGCTGAGAAACAGCCCGTAGCGAGACACGCGCAGCATCTGGTTGATCGCCAACATCGTGAACTGCGTGGGAATGTGCTCGAGGACGTCGCAGCAGTACACGTAATCCGCCGTGATGCGGCTCGGATGGCCGAAGGCTCGCACGACGTGCGACAGATCGCCCGTCAAACTGGCTTCGGTGAAGGGCAGCGCCTTCGCTTCTGGCGTGAGTCCAAGATTCGTCAGATCGCAGAGCCGCACGGTAAAGCCCATCGCGTGGAGGGCTACCGCACCTTTCCCCGATCCGCACCCCGCATCGAGCACCATGATCCCGTCGAAGGTCGTGACGTTCCGCTGTTCGCGCACCAAATCGGCAAAGATCGCCGCGACCTGTTCGCCGGGCGAATGCGATCCGTAGGTGTCGATCGCGCTCCAGACCTGCTCGTACAGGGCAGTTTCGCTCATGCTTCGTCCGGCATCAGAATGGCCTTGCCTAAGACCATGACTTGGCCGGTAAAGGTCGGCGTCCCTTGCGCGGGCGTCAGCGTGAGACCAGCAGAGGCCTGGAGCTCCACGGCGACAATGCCCCACGAATCGTTCGTGACGTCCTGGGACATCGTGACGATCCCGCCGTTCCCCGCTTCCGTCGTGCTTTGAGCGTTATCGCCGCCGAAGGACGA